ACATGTTCTCCAACACTATCACATTGGGGTTCAGCCCTAGTTATGGATGGTGGATTTGACTTTGATAGAGGTTATATCTTTAACTATTCAAGATCTCACAACACATCAGGTGATAAGATTGGTACAACACCTATTACATCCTTCTGCTTGAGATTAGCGCCTTCAGTATCTAACTCTTCTGTAGGTCGATTAGGAGCAAAAGAACTTCTTAATAGATCACAACTTCTTTTACAACAATGTGCTGTTGGTCTATCACGTGGCTCATCTTCATCAGGTGAGGTGGTTGTTCAAGGTATTATTAATCCAAGAAACTTTCAAGATGCCACTTGGAAATCATTGAATTCTGTTAATGAAGGTGGGCAGCCATCCTTTGCTCAAGTTGCTGAACTTGAGGATATTACATGGTCAACAGGATCATATGCTTTACCAGGAGAGAGAATCTTCGCTTTTGTTTGTAATGCATCTAGAGCTGATGCTTTAACAACAGATCTGGATCTTGGTACTCTAAAAGAACTGTCAGGTGCTCCATTGGGAGGTGACTACAAATATCCAGACGGGCCAGATATTTTGGCTATTAATGCTTTTGTTAAATCAGGTGATGTGAAAGGTACAATTCAGCTTCGTTGGGGCGAAGCGCAGGCATAACCATAAGAAAGTGTAAAGATGGTACAAAAACTTAGTAACTTTTTAGGTACTTCATTTAGTGAAAACCCAGTAGACTCTGCTGGGATTGTGACAATTATTGGCGCTACAACAATTTTACTAGACTCAGGTACCAGTGGTAACTATGTAAGATCATTATCTGCTGGACCAGGTTTTAATCTACCTTCTGCTGCACACTCCTTAGATGCTACATTGACTGTAGATAGTAGTTATATTGCTACAGTTGCTGGCACCACAACTCTAACAAATAAAACAATAAACTTGAGTAACAACACTCTTGTTACTACTTTATCTCAACTTAGCGCAGCTGTAAGTGGTGATGGTGTTGCAGGTCTTACTGCTACTCAAACCCTTACAAATAAAACTTTAACTAGTCCTACTATAAACGGAGCTGATATTAACGGACCTTTATCTATTAATGATATCACGACTTTTGGTCTTAGAGATGCAACAACTTCTGATTATGAAACTCTCATAGTATCTAATAATGCAAGTCCGACATTATCAGCTGATAGAACTCTTACTCTAGATATCAACAATGCAGATAGAACTATCAGTCTTACTGGTAACCTTACTCTAGCAGGTAGTTTAACTACAAGTGGAGCTCATGCAACTACTTTAACAACTACAGGAACAACAGGAGTTACATTACCTACTTCTGGTACTCTAGTATCAAAAGATGGTAGTGGAGATTTTAGTGCAGGTTTAATTACAGCTGATTTTAACAGATCTGGTAATACATCTGTTGCAGCTGGTACTTACGGATCTGCTGCTTTAGTTCCTGTAATGACAGTAGACTCGTCCGGGTTTATTGATAGTATAGGGACTGTATCTGTAGCAGGTGTATCTTCAGTTACATTTGATAGTGCTACTCAAATTTATAAAATTAACACTGCTGATGGTGGTTCGTTTGAAAAAATGATCCATATAAGAAAATCAGCAGGTATAGCTAGTAGTGCTTACGGATCTGCTTCTTTAGTTCCTGTTATTAAAGTAGATGGTTTTGGTCATATTGATAGCATAGGAACAGTTTCAGTTGCTGGAGTTTCTAGTACTTCTTTTGACTCAGGTACTGGTGCTTTAACTATCAATACAGCTGATGGAGGATCCTTTATACAGCCTGTTTATACTCAAGAATTGTCAAGAACTGCTGTCTCAGGAGGCTTTGGATTAGCTTATAACAACACTTCAGGTATCCTTAGTGTTGATTCAAGTGAATTAAATGCTTATTTTGGCGGAACAGGAAAAGGGCTTGATGCAGATAAGCTAGACGGTCAGCACGGTTCTCATTATCGTATTGATGTATATAATGCAGCCGGCACTCTTTTGAACTAAGATAAATACAGTAAAATAGGAATAAGAAATGGCCAATCCAAGCACTAGACAAGGACTTATAGATTACTGCTTACGCAGACTAGGAGATCCTGTCATTGAAATAAATGTGGATGAAGACCAGTTAGAAGATAGAGTAGATGAAGCTTTACAGTATTATAGAGAGTATCACTCTGAAGGAACTTATAGAGGTTATCTACAGCATTTAGTTACAAGTGATGATGTTACTAATAAATATATACCTTTATCTACTAGTGTACAACATGTAACCAAATTATTTAAAGTATCTTCTTCTTTATTTACTCGCAATATGTTTAGTGTAAAATATCAAATGCATCTAAATGATATAGCGAGTATGCATTCTTACATTGGAGATCTTGCTTACTATGAGCAAGTACAACAATATATGTCATTGCTAGATATGAGATTAAATGGATCTCCTCAAGTAGATTATGTAAGAAAACAGAATAGACTTTACATACATGGTGAGTTCGAAGAAGAAGATATTAAAGCTGGTGAATATATTGTAGCAGAAGTTTATAGTATTATAGATGCGAACGACCATACTGCTGTATGGAATGATATGTGGTTAAAGGAATATACTACAGCTCTTATTAAACAGCAATGGGGATCTAACCTTATAAAATTTGAAGGTATGCAATTACCTGGAGGAGTTACTCTTAATGGTCGTCAATTGTTTGAAGACGCATTACAGGAGTTAGAAAGACTGAGAGAAAAATTAAGAAATGATCACGAACTCCCAGTTGACTTTTTTGTAGGATAATTCATGGCTACTAATTTATACTTCAGCCAAAAAGTACATAGTGAACAAAATCTATACGAAGATATCGTCATAGAATCTCTTAAAATGTACGGTCAAGATGTATACTATCTACCTAGAGATATAGTAAATGAAGACAGAATTTTCGGAGATGATGTTCCTTCAAGATTTAACTCTTCTTACAAAGTAGAAATGTATATAGAAAATGTAGATGGATTTGATGGTGAAGGTGACTTATTTACTAAGTTTGGGGTAGAGATTAGAGATCAAGCTACTTTTGTAGTTGCGAGACGTAGATGGACTACCACAGTAAATAGATTTGATAATGAAATTAATAGCGAAAGACCTAAAGAAGGTGATCTAGTTTATTTACCCCTATCTAATTCAATGTTCCAAATTATGGCTGTTGAGCACGAGCAACCTTTCTACCAGTTGAGCAACCTATCTGTATATAAATTAAGAGCTGAGTTATTCGAATATAATGACGAAGATTTAGATACCGGTGTAGATGTTATAGATGACATTGAGAGAGATTATGCGTATGAATATTTACTTACTCTCGATAGTGCTAGCACAGGCTTTACAATAGGAGAGACAGTAAATCAAACTCTTGCATCTGGGGTTATTATGTCAGGAGAAGTCGCAGGATTTTCTGATTCAGATAATGTTCTTAAACTAATTCATATTGGTGCTAATGATGGTAAATACCATGAATTTGTATCAGGGCTTCAAGTCATAGGAACAACTGATATAGATTTAGCTGGAACTAAATCTATTGCTAACGTAAGTAGTGTATCCGAAGATAATCAGATATCTCAAAACGAACAGAATCTTGACTTCTCTAATATCATAGATGATTTCTTAGACTTTAGTGAAGGTAACCCATTTGGTGATCCGGAGAATAACTAATGGATGTTTTTGATTTTGGATTTACAGCAGTTGATGAAGATGAACTAGAAGCAGTACAAAAAGTTACTGTAGCAGCTTCCTCTGCAGAAGAAAGACTAAATACTCTTTACAATGCCATTGTACCTCTGTTAAATAACTTAAAAAAGAATCCAGAGAAAGATTATATTCTCTGGCCAAATAGATTAGCTAAGGTTGAAGAATTCGAAGATCATTTACAAAAGATTTATAAAGGTTAACAATGTTTGGTACTCATTTTTATCATCAGAAACTTAGAAAGAGCGTAGCAGTATTTGGTGCGCTGTTTAATAACCTTTATGTAATAAGAACTAATGCTTCTAATCAAGTTATAAGTCAAGTTAAGGTACCTCTAGCTTATGGACCTCAGAGAAAGTTTTTAGATAGAATAAGAGAGAATCCTGACTTAGATACTGATACTAAGGTAGCTATTAAGTTGCCTCGTATGTCTTTTGAGATTACCTCTATACAATATGACGCATCAAGGCAACTACAAAAGTCAAATAATTTTACTCAAGGAGGTACTGGATATGGAAACAGAAATAAGTTCTATAGTTTCGTACCTTATAATGTAGGATTTCAGCTTAGCATATATGCTAAGACTCAAGATGATGCTTTACAGATAGTAGAACAAATTTTACCAACTTTTAATCCTCAATATAGTTTGACTATGAAACCATTTGCTGACTATCCGGATATAAAAGAAGATATTCCAATTGCTCTTATAGGAGTTGACTTTACAGATGATTATGAAAGTCCCTTAGAGACAAGAAGAACTATTATATACACTCTTACATTTGATATGAGAGTCAATTTTTATGGAGCAATTGCTGATTCTAAAGTAGTTAGAACAGCTCTTACTAATGTATATGAAATAAATAGAGGACTTTTAGATTCAGATTTACAAGTAGCTAAGTTTCGTACAAGACCTGATCCGTTTAGTATTTCTGCAGATAGCGATTTTGGGTTTAATGATTCAGCAGACTATAATAGTTTATTTGATTTTGATAGTGCATAATTATGACAGAGAAAAAACAAACTGCTGATAATGATTTTGAATATTCAAGACAAATTTATCATGACTTATTAGCTAAAGGGTCTTCTGCATTAGAAGATATGATGGAAGTAGCAAGAGCTACAGAGCATCCTCGAGCTTTTGAAGTATTATCTAATATGATGAAAAATATGGGTGATATAAACGGGTCTTTGTTAGATCTACATAAAAAGAAAAAGGACTTCGATAAAGAAGATATCCCAGTAGAGCTTCCTAATCAAACTACAAATAACTTGTTTATAGGTTCCACTAGTGATTTGCAGCGTATGCTTTTAGATAATGATGAGGACAAAGTAGTTGACATTAGCGATTACAAGAAAGATGAATGATACCTATCTCGGTAACTCAAATATAAAAAGAGATGGGGTTATTCATAATTTTTCTAAAAAAGAAATATTAGAATACTCTAAATGTTTAAAAGATCCTGGATATTTTGCAACTCAATATTGTAAGATTATTCATGTTGATTATGGATTAGTTCCATTTGAACTGTATCCTTATCAAGAGCAAATGTTTAATCATTTTAATGACAATAGATTTAGTATTGTTCTTGCATGTCGTCAATCGGGCAAATCAATATCTTCAGTTGCTTATCTTCTCTGGTATGCTGTCTTTCATCCAGAAAAAGTAATTGCTATATTGGCTAACAAAGGAGCAACAGCTCAAGAGATGCTTGGGAGAGTAACGCTCATGTTAGAGCATTTGCCGTTTTTCTTACAGCCTGGGTGTAAAGCATTAAACAAGAGATCTATAGAATTTTCAAATAACAGTCGAATAGTATCAGCAGCTACATCAGGATCTTCAATTCGTGGTATGTCTGTAAACCTTTTGTATTTAGACGAATTTGCATTTGTAGAGAATGCAGCTGAGTTTTATACATCAACATATCCAGTTATTTCTTCTGGTAAAGATACAAAGGTAGTTATCACCTCTACAGCTAATGGTATTGGTAATCAATTTGAAAAGATATGGACAGGTGCAGTACAAGAGGTAAATGAGTATAAATCATTTAGAGTTGACTGGTGGGATGTTCCTGGAAGAGATGAAGAATGGAAGACTCAAACTGTAGCTAATACAAGTCAATTACAGTTCGATCAAGAGTTTGGCAATACGTTCTTTGGAACTGGTGATACTCTTATCAATGCCGAAACTTTAATGGGGTTTAGAGCTGAGCCTCCTTTAAAATTAATAGAAGGTAACAGCGTCTGGATCTATAAAGAACCAGAAAAAGATCATCAGTATGTGATGACTGTAGATGTTTCTAAAGGAAGAGGACAGGACTTTTCTACTTTTAATGTAATCGATATTAGCACTAGACCTTTTAAACAGGTGGCTGTGTATCGCAATAATCTTATCTCTCCACTACTCTTCCCTAATATTATTTATAAATATGCAAAAGTCTACAATGAAGCTTGGGTGGTTGTAGAGTCAAATGATCAAGGGACTTTAGTATGTAATGGATTATATTATGATTTAGAGTATGAAAATATGTTTATTGAATCAGCAGTAAAGTCAAATAGACTAGGAGTTGAAATTACTAGAAAGACTAAGCGCATTGGTTGCTCAGGTATTAAAGATCTTCTAGAAGAAAAAAAGTTAGAAATAGTTGATCAGAATACTATTTTAGAATGTAGTACATTTATATCTAAGGGTCAATCATATGAAGCGTCAGATGGTAATCATGATGATTTGATGATGAACTTAGTAATGTTTGGATACTTTGCTACAGGTAATTATTTTTCTCAATTAACTGATGTAAATATTAAAACCATGATGTTTGAACAGCAAATGAAAGCTATAGAAGAAGATGTACTTCCGTTTGGTTTTATTGATGATGGTATAGCTGCAGCAGAACATGAAGAACAACAAGATGAGTGGAATACTAAAAGATGGGTCGAAGATTGGGGCGCAGCTTACTAAATAATAAGAATTATAAATACTGGTAATTGAACATCCGTATTATGATAACATATAATTCGATTACTGGAAAAGGAATTAAAAATGGCGATAGGCGTACCTTCCGAATCTCCAGCTATAGTTGTTAAGGAAGTAGATCTTACAGGCGGTGTGCCTAATGTACAATCTACTACTGGCGCATTTGCTGGTGAATTCCGCTGGGGTCCTTGCGAGGAGGCTGTATTAGTAGACAACGAAGCTACTCTTGCCTCAACGTTTGGAGCTCCGGACGATGCTTTCTCTGTAGATTTTCATACAGCAGCAAGCTTCTTAAAATACTCAAGTTCACTACAGGTTTCGAGAGCAGTTGATACTGCGGCTAGAAACGCAGCAGCTGATTCAGCTGGTGGAGCTGTACTGATCAAAAACAATAATGCGTGGGACAATGGAACCTGGTATGGCTCAGCATTTGCAAAACATCCAGGTTCATTAGGAAATTCTCTAAAAATGCAAGTTGCAGGTCCAATTACATGGACAACATCAGCTGCTGCGTTTACAAATCAATTTGACGCAGCTCCAACAGGCAATGAACGTCATATACTTGTAACAGATGAAGACGGAGTAATTACAGGTACTGCTGGTACTGTGCTTGAAAGATACTCTTTTGTATCTAGCTCATCTTCAGCTACAAACGCTGATGGATCAACTAACTATGAAAAGAATGTAATTAACCGAGGCTCTAACTATGTAAGAGTAAACAGTACTTTAGATTCTAATGCATCGCTGTCTTTTGCTGGCGGGGTCGAGTCAACTGTAACTACTACAGAGACATTATTAGCTCTAGATGCATTTAATGATAAAGATACTATCTCTGTTGACTTTATGATTGCGCCAGGCTATGCTTCAGCTTCTGATCAAGAAACTGTAGTAGATGATATGGTTGTTACAGCAGGTACAACTCGTAAAGATTGCGTTGTTGTAACATCTCCTGCTAGTGCTTCTGTTGTAGGAAATGCAGATCCGGTTACAGCCACTATTGCTGATACTAATGATTATACTTACAGTTCATATCTCTTTGTAGATAATAACTGGTTAAAAGTGTATGATAAGTTTAACGACAAATATATTAATATACCTGCAGCAGGATCTACTGCTGGAATTATGGCTGCCTCTGATGCAGAAGCTGCACCATGGTTCTCTCCTGCAGGTTCTCGACGCGGAGCATACTTAGGTGTTACCTCTTTAGCTTACACTCCAACTAAAGCACAAAGAGATACTCTATATAAAGCAGGTATTAACCCGATAGCAAATTTACCAGGACAAGGCATCTTGTTGTATGGTGATAAAACACATATGAATAGACCAAGTGCATTTGATCGTATTAATGTACGTCGTCTCTTTAATGTGGTAGAAAGAGCAGTTGCTTTAGCAGCTAGAAACACATTGTTTGAATTGAACGATGAGTTTACTAGAGCTGAGTTTGTAAACATCGTAGAGCCATTCTTAAGAGAGATTAAGGGTCGTAGAGGTATTACTGACTTTAGAGTTGTATGTGACGACACAAACAACACAGCAGCAGTTATTGATAGAAATGAGTTCGTAGCGAACCTCTTTATTAAACCTGCACGCTCTATTAACTACATCACTCTCAACTTTGTGGCTGTTAGATCTGGTGTAGACTTCGAAGAAGTCGCTGGATTACAGGTATAAGGAGATAGAAGATGGCAGTATTAGGCGTCGATGATTTTAAAGCAAAACTACGTGGAGGTGGAGCTCGTCCTAATTTATTTAAGGCGACAATAAACTTTCCAGGTTATGCTAATGGCGATGTAGAATTAACATCGTTCTTGTGTGAAGCAGCTCAGTTGCCTGCTTCTACAATGGGTACAATTATTGTTCCTTTCCGTGGTCGTCAGTTAAAGATGGCAGGTGATCGTACATTTGATGTATGGACACCAACCATTATTAACGATACAGACTTCAATGTTCGTGACTCAATGGAGCGTTGGATGAACGGTATGAATGCACATAGTGCAAATACTGGTTTAACTAACCCTGTTGATTACGAAGCAGACCTTGTTGTAGATCAACTTGATAAGGACGGATCTACAATTAAGTCATATAACTTTAGAGGTTGTTTCCCAACAGCAGTTTCTCCAATCGATCTAGCTTATGGGTTAGAAAACGAGATTGAAAGATTCTCTGTAGAATTCCAAGTACAATACTGGGAAGCTGGAACTACTTCTTAACTCGATAAATAGTTAGAGGGGCTGTAATGGCCCCTCACAACTTAATTTAGGAATTACTATGGCTGATAACGAAGGCATTAGATTATTTGGTTTTGAGATAAAACGAGCTAAAGATAGAAATGCAGAGAAAATGCAATCTATTGTACCTCCTGTTGATCAGGATGGAGCGGGTTATGTTACTGCAGCCGGCGCTCATTATGGCACCTATGTAAACTTAGGTGAAGGTGATCATGCCAAAGATAACTTACAAAATATTAGACAATATAGAGCTGTTGCAACTCACCCAGAAGTAGACGCAGCAGTAGAAGACATTGTAAACGAATCAATTACAGCTAGTGAAAATGAATCACCTGTATCACTTATTTTAGATCATGTAGAAGGACTTAGTGATCAACTTAAAAAGGTTATGACAGAAGAATTTGATAATTTGTGCTCTATGCTTAAATTTACAGAACTAGGTCATGATGTTTTTAGAAGGTGGTATATTGATGGACGCATTTACCATCATTTAGTAGTTGATGAAAAGAATTTAAAGGCTGGTATTCAAGAGATTAGACCTATAGATGCTACTAAGGTTCGTAAAGTAAAAGAAATAAAAAAGAAAAAAGATCCTGCTACTGGAGCATCCTTAGTAGAGAATGTAAATGAGTTTTACATTTATCAAGAAAAACCAGGTGGTATGAATCAAGGTATTAAACTATCAAATGATTCTGTATCTTATGTAACTTCTGGTTTATTAGATGTGGACCGCAAGAGAGTTGTATCTTATTTACACAAAGCTCTAAAACCTATTAACCAATTACGTATGATGGAAGACTCGCTAGTTATTTACAGGCTGGCTCGAGCACCTGAACGTAGAATTTTTTATATTGATGTAGGTAACTTGCCGAGAGGCAAAGCTGAAACATATATGAAAGATATTATGGCTCGTTACCGTAATAAATTAGTCTATGATGCAGATACCGGGAAGATTAGAGATGATCGCAAACATATGTCGATGCTTGAAGACTTTTGGCTCCCTCGTAGGGAAGGCGGTCGTGGAACAGAAATCTCTACACTTCCAGGCGGTGAAAATCTTGGACAAATCGACGACATC